ACCAAAGTTTATCTAAGTCTGTTCCATTAAGGTAGCAGTCTTGTACTAAGTCTTTGATTTCGTCTGTTGCTATGTCGTCTATAACGTCCTCGTGTATAATACGCCATTCTCCGCCATCTAGTTCAGCATAGACATCATTTTCAATGTCCATATCAATAAGCAGTGATGACATTTCTTCCTTTGTCGGTTCTAGGTCTAACTCGTCATTGATAAAAGACCAAATTGTTCTAATGTTTTGAAAATCACTCATAATGTTTTTTTGTTTTTTGTATACCCTAAACTTAAACTAAATATATTAATTATTTACAGGTTTGTAAAATTTTAACATAATTAACGGATTGCATACTTTCCGTAGTTTGGTCTGTTCAGTTTGTTTATTACTGAGTATCTAAGGGCGTCACAAGCGTGATTGTATTTGTCTACTGGCTTGTTTGTTAGATCGCCATTCTTATCCTCAATGTATTTATAGTTACGCATTTCTTTAATTACATTACTACTCGTATCTAAGACGTGAATTTTATATCTACGCAACATATCTATACCTTGATTGATTGTCCCCTTACTAGTATTCTTTACATTCCACCCCATACGATGGATCTCCTCTATACTTTTAGGTTCTGCACTATCAGCGTACACCTCATCTCGTCTGTCTAGTCCCAGTTTAGCAAATTCGTTACCTATGTCTTGGTTTGTCATACCTGTTCTGTAGATTAACTCTTCTACATAGATGTTATCCCCTTCCATATAGGTAGCCACCATTGCGGTTGGATCATTACTGAAACCGAAATCCAGTCCGTAACTAATTAGTTTTGCTCTAGGCGGTATACTAGGTATTGTACTGAAAGTAAATACGAGAGATCGACTCTGACCACGTTCTCCTAGTCCGTATACCCTCCAGTAGTTCTCGTCTGTTTCTTTAAGTCGTTCTATCTCTTCTACGATCTGAACAGGCAGGAACGGATTGTCTAGATACGTAGTCTGATAAAAAGAGCAGTCATCTCTAGTTAATACTTTGTCGTATATCCAGTGAAACTCTTCTGATGGATTGTAGTCAATTATGATTTGTTCTGTTGTTCTAAACACTAACTGTTGCCAATCCTCAAAGTTTAATTCGTTTGCTTCGTTTACAAATAGCAGATCACGTTTCCTACCTCGTATCTTTTGCGGTATGTCTAATGAAATAAACTCGACAGTGTTACCCTCTATTACATATTCATTATTAGACTTGCTATGCAAATCTTCTGTATACATATTGTAATCTCGCAGGATCTGAAAAAAGTCACGCATAACAGTACCCCTAACAGCAGGGAATGATTTACGCACGATAGTGATCATCTTACCCTTGTTCTGTTGACAATAGGCGAAAATGATCCACATCAAAATGTTATACGTCTTTCCAGAACGTGTACCACCTTGCTGTACTACTATCTTACTCCTGTCCTGTTGTAAGTGACGGAATACTTTGTTCGTGTGTATTACTTTCAAGTTGTTCTGCTGTATCTATAATTCGTACTTCAAATAATTGCTGTCCTTCTGCTCCTGTAATTTCTTGGCGTTCTACGTACCCTCGCTTCTTGCCTTTGGTCTTTAGGTAAAACAATAACTCTGCGGTCTTACCTTCCCTAATAGCGTTTAACAATTTCATTTCTGCTAGGTCTAGATTACGTTCCTCAATATCTCTACACTGACTTGAGAAATCCGCATCTTGCTTTGTCCAATTGTAATACGTCTGACGAGATATGCCAGACGCTTCACAACTAATACTAATGTTACCTAACGACAACTTGAAGTTTTCTAAGAACTTTTCTTTGCTTTTCATATTACTGATTAAATAGATTTGTGTTTTGTGACTTCCACTGCTCCATAACCTTGTTGTTTTTGTGAATGACGTTGTCTGGATCGTACCCAGTGTCGCCAATCTTTTTGTCCGCCCAGTCGTCAAGGGTTTGCTCGAACATATCACGATAGAAGTCGTCATTTTGATTTTGCAAGTCAACCTCGTTATTGATCTTGCTACCCTCCTCTTTGAAAAATTTAAGCGTACGTCCCATCTTTTTACCACGACGTGTGTGTGTGTCGAGTGCGTAGTCTGGAACGTCTGGACGATAGTCAGTGAATAATGCCCATACTTTGGCTTGGTCAAGGTGTCGTGATTTTTTAGAACGACATAACTCGATTATGGAATGAATGATTGGCAACGTACCATCACTAACATTTTTGTCAGCAATGATTAGCCAGTTTTGATACAATGCTTGTATGCGTTGAGGCAGGTCTGGATTAGCCATACCGATGTCCTCGCTAACCATAATAAATATACGTTTCCATACATATTTAGAATAACCAGAAGCATACAACTCGATTGCGAAGAATAATGCGTCACGCTCGTAACCCCTACGAACAGATTTTTGTAGTGCGGAACTACACTCGAAAAAGTCATAATTTTTGCGAGTCAAGATTTGATAAGACATATAAATTGTTTTTTTGTTATAGGACAAAACTAACATAAGTTTATGAATTATACAAATTTGTAAAGTTATTTTTTATACAGATCCCTATAATATTTGAAATCTAACCTGTTTCCTATATCGATGTTTCCTTTATTACTATACTTAGGTTTTATTTCTGGGTACTTTTTCATTATGTAATCTAAGCACTTTTCACTCTCTGCTAGTCTGTCAAACATTTGCAGTCCGCCATCAAACTTACCCATAGGACAATCAATATACATTTCATAAGACGTGTATACGTTTGTTGCACCCTTTACCGCTAAGTGCAAGTACATCTGTAACTCGTCCATTGAAAAGATCTCCTCGTCTAATACCAAATGCTCTGACTTAACAAAGTACGATGCTGAGAATGGTGTGTATCTAGGTTTATAACCACCCTTTTCAGAATGTAGGTATTCCATTGCTTTAGACGTACCTATGGCGTCTGCTCCTTTCTTAAACTCTTCTATAATGTTTAACAGGTACTGATCAATATGCGGAACTATATCTTTCTTACGTACTCCACCTTTATGCATCATTTGTTTATCGTCTACTTTCCAGACAATGTCGTAACCATTATCTACAGCATACTTACCTATGAAGTTTAACTGAGCAATTAATCCGTTAGGTCTACCTTGCTTTGCTCCTACTACTACATTATCTCCTACGACTTGTTCGTAATAGATCTCCTCATCTTCATCACAGAATACCTTAACGTCTGCGTTTTTAATATGCTTTAAGAAATACCAAGCACGTTTTTCTAATACGTATGGTCGTTTGTATGTCGGTACTGCTATTAGAATCTTCATACTAGAATGGGAATGATACGGTTCTTTCTCCTTCTCTTAACTTACTCTTACCTGCTGTTGGTTTCTTGATCTTTATTACATCGCCAAACGTCTTGCGGAGTTTTAAGGTAGTCAATAACATATCTTCTTTTGTTCTGTCTAGATTACAACCCCCCTCTGCTACAAAGTTACCCTGTGTTACAAACGAGTACCTATGATCTATAAACATATACCTATTTTTGTATACATTCAAACAAGACATATAATGATCCTCTCCTTCTGGGTAGCTAACATCGTATGCTAGTTCGTGACCTTCAAGGTATCCAGTGTAACTAGCGTTTAAATATCCAGTGAACCCTATTGGCTTATGACTAACATAATGTAAAGGATCTCTAAGGTTTGCAAATCCAAACATCTTTGCTCCTATATCTGTTGCTATATCTCCTGCCCTTTGTATAATGTCGTTTACTTCGTCTGGATCTTGTACTAGGTACTCCTCTCCTTTTTCTATCCAGTTTTTTCTAATACTAACTATATCGTCATCAATCATAAATACATTTGGAAACGTGTCTATAATAAATTGCCTACTAGCAGTAATACCTCTTACGTGTTCTGGTTCTGCAACTATAGTGCATTCTGGATTGTGTTCTTCGTATGCTTCTACTTCGTATGCAGGTACTACTAGGATTAAATCTTCAATTAGTTTTTTAGTGAGTACATTATTTGCTCTACCCTTACTTGGACATACTATACTTATCGCTTTTCTTTCCATAACTTTTGAAATTCTTTAACTGTTACTACACTGGTTTCTTTTATACGTTCTGTCTTGTAATCACGTGCTTTCTTTAATTTGAGTACGTTTCTTAGCCAGTTTTCGTCCATTTCATTATCACAGAAGATCATTACTGCACTATATCCCTCACTGAACTTAGGTACAATAGGTAACTCTGCGTTAGTATCGTCAACCTTATAGAACTCTTCTTCAAACTCTTCCATAAAGAATCCTAACTGCTTTTCTTCCATACCCATTTGCAATAGGAACTCCTTCTCAAATTGATTTGCGAGTACGTCTACGTCCCAATCTCCAAAAGAATTGTTATCCTTAATGATAAACTGCGATTTTTGATCACTAGTCCAATCCTTAACTACTACAACAGGTACTTCCTTCATACCAATTTGCTTACACGCCTTTAGACGCATATTACCACCCAATACCATATTGTTCTCATCTACAACTATTGGTCTGGTTTCTAACATTTCTGGAAAATCCTTAATGCTTTTTACTAGTTTACTGAATCTCGCTGACTTTATCATACGAGGGTTTAGTGGGTTACTTTGTAACTCCGCTACATTTCTTGTTTGTGTTTTCATATTCTATATTCATTTGATATTATTGTGTATACGTCCTCTACTACTTCTTTAGGAGCGTTGTCTAAACGTTGTTTAATGTACTCAGTTTTTTGTGTTGTAGATCCCCAACTATCTTGTGCTAGGACATCTGTTACTAGTTCGTTAAACAAAGGATTGAATTTTTTATACATATCGAAATTTCTTAACGAATGTATTACTGTTGCGTGGTGCATATCCTTACCTTGACTTTGAAACAATCTAGTAATCTGAGTGTAATTCAACCTGCATACTTTGTAATATATAAACACCAACAAAGATCTTGCTTCTACATATTCCCTTTTCCGTGTGTTTTCAAATGGATCAACACCAGTAACTGAACGTACTTTATCAGCTATTCTTTTTTGTAATACTGTCATAATATATCTTTAATAATGTAATTGTCTAACTGCTCTGCTATCTCTGTAGTTGTCCAGTCTTTACCTGCGAAGTATTCCTTGTATCGTTCTATTGCAAACTTTACTTTCTCCTCGCCTTTTAAGTAGAACTCTTCACTACATTCAAACACACCTATGTCTAGACTGCCCTTGTCTAATACCAAGAACTTAAAGTCAAAATACTTTTTGTTGAATAACTCGCAATACAGGTACGCTTGTACATCATATCCGTAACGTAATGCACTATACTTGAATGCACGTATATCAGTTGTGGTTTTGATGTCGCAAACACCATTTTTGGAAAGTATATCTGCTTTACCTCTGAACGGATAACCAAATACGTTATTGATCGCAGGTACTTCAAACTCTGTATCTTTTAACATATCTATTGCTATGTCGTTTCTTAGTAGTGCGTCAGCTAGTCGTTCTGCATCTGACTTTTCTTTCATAGTATAGACCATACCATACTCTGCTTTTGCTTCCTTGTACTTTTTAGTGTTTTTACTTTGTACATCTACGAAATGGAATTGCTCGAACTTGTCTGGTTCTAGGACTAACGTGTGCAATAGTCTGCCATCACGTATTCCTTGAGTGTCTAAGTTGTTTCCGTACTTGGTTACATAGTAGTATTTTTTGGGACTCTCTAACAATAACTTTAATGAACTAGACGATAACGCCAGTTTGTTTAACTCGCCATAATAGAACTCGTCCTCATACATATTATCTAACAGCAATTTCTTGTCGTACATATTGCCATCTAACAGTTTTATTTTCATATTTATATTTTAAAGATTGATACACATATCATAATTAATAACATTGCTACATACGCAATGAACAAAACTATATAAGTGGGTTTTTGTTTTTCTGGATCACGTCCTTGATTAGATCTAAATTGTCTGAACTTTTTCATAAGAAGTATTTTAACAACACCTTACTCCACCATTTACGATGTCTGTATTTTTCATATTCTACAGGAGTCATAACTTGTACTCTTCCGTTTAATGTTCTGCAATAGACTCCGCTTGGTAATTGCTTCCAACTTGTTTTTTGTGTTTTCATAATTGTTTAGTATATGCTTTACTATATTTTAACTCTTTAACTTGCCATTTGTCTACGTCTGATTTTGGACATAGAAAATATGTTGCTTTATCGTTATCTAGATTTTCTGACTCTGGTTGAATGAACATATAGTGTGTAACGTTCTTGTCCTTTTTATGAGCATCGTAGTTAACTCGTAATTCTGTTTGGTATGACCAGATCCCCTTGACGTCTATTTGCATCTTATGAACCATTATATCATAACTAGCTATAGGTTTACCACCTAGCATTTGATCAGCATCATACTGCATACCTTTAGACCAGAAAAAATATTGTACGATCATCTCGCACTTACAACCTAATTGATCTACTTGAAGGTTTCCTCTCTTATACTGAGGGTGCAACTCATTCATATATGCGTTAGTAATATCTCGCATACCGCCAACGTACAATGCCTGTTCGTTTATTAAAGGCGGATATGTAGTTGTACCAGTTTTCATAACATTGACGCTTCAAAACATACACCACTACAAACTCCCTCGAAGTTTATTGGCTTACCGCATTCTGTACACTCGTGTTCTGGTTCATCAGCAGGATTGCCGATATTTAGATAGTCATCATAATTCATAATTTACTTGTTTTAATTGTTCTTTAAGTTTATTGATTGTTTCCTCTGCGCTTCTTGCTCTAAGAATAGCACGATTACGTTCTTCTCTTGCATCACTACAATATCTTTCGTATCCCCAACGCTCCATAGTGAGTTTATTGGTATACCCTATAATATTCATAAATGCAGTTGACACCTCACGCAGTTCTGGATTGTCTGGTTTGGCTTTACCCCATTTTATCAATAGTTCTAATACTAATTGAACGTCAATAGAGTGTTGCAGATCTAACGTTGAATTGATGTACTTATTCACTAACAATTAATTTTGCCAGTGTTTCAGTATACAAAGCCATTAAACCTTGTGCTTCAATTAGTTTGTCAGAATGATAATTGATTGCCCATTCTTGATCCTTGATTAATTTTTGTAATTGCTCCTCGTTCATTTGTTTAAATATTTATGATTGAGGTATAAACTTAGTAAAAATAATTGATTTATCAACAGTTTATTAGCAATATTTTATTTATCGTTTGTTTTATGTACGTATGACGCCAGATCTTCTGACAATAAATAGACTTCTTTTTTCTTTTTACTATTATCCCACATAGTTGTTCTAGGACAAAATTTTTGTACTGACTTTAGTTTGTCTATTCCATCTAACCAAAAAAAATACGTTCCTTCTGGATCACTTACAAAGTAGATTTTAACTATATCTTCTGGGAGTGTCATTAAACGATTATACTTGTCTACTTCAAGCATTTTATCTTCGTAATATTTTTTACGAAACTTCATTTCAATAACACACTTACGTCCTTTTGGTGTATAACCTTCTGCATCGTAATAACTATAACTGCCACCTGTGTGAGTTAACTCCCAACCATCAAATTTATTCAGTAATAATATAACTGCCTTTTCTAATTTGTGTACATTACTTAACGACATAGATTTTATTTAGATCATCTACCCAGTTTTGCAATGTCTTTGGACTACAACTACACGGAACTTTATATTTGTGATTAAAATATTTAGCGTGTAACATAGAGATCATTTCAACTTCTACTCTACTAACACGATCTGAATTTTTTGCCCTAAACTGTTCCCAATCTTTTTTGTCTAGTTCTTCCATCTCTTTATTTCTATTTGATTCCACTCTTCTCTTCGTTTGTCGCACTGACAATTTGGATTAATCTTTTTCCAGATCCACCTAATACCTGTATACTTTGTGAAGTAATACACTAAATCTCCTAGTTTCATACTTTAGTTTTTTTATAGATTACATATTCGTTTTTTTTCAAAAAAGTTATGGCTTCCTTGATTTTTCTTTCACGTTCTCTAAATGCGTGAAATATTTCGTTTTCAAATGCGTGGTTCATTTTAAAATTTTTTTTACTTTTTTAATAGTTCGCTTTATACTACAATAGTCTATACCAGTTTTATAACTGATCTGTAACATACTAATTCCATCTTTGTATACGAGTTCGAAGATTTTACGATCATACCAATACAGCTGACCTAATTTCTCTTCAATAGATTCTATAGTTTTTTTCTTGTCGTCTAGACTTTCAGTAGACAAGTTGAGGTTTTCTATTAACTCATTGTCAGAATAGCGTTTACTATAGTTAATATGGTTTAGCCATATACTACGTAATGCTTTGTAAATAAAATAGTAGTTTACTTCTTCTTCGTTATACAGAATAGACCTGTTGTTCTTTTTAGACCATTCGTGTATTTTGATATACATATCCTGTACGAGATCCTCACTTGTCATAAGATCACAGCCGAACGACTGGACTATGCGTACCCAGTCTTTATGTTTTTCAGCTAACTTTTCAAGTATGTTTATCATTGTTTATCTCAGAATGGTACGTTTTTAGGATCTTTTAGTTCTGTCGGTAGTATATGAGTCCCATCAATAGTGAAACCTACGTTATTTACAATGGATCGCATTTTAATAGGATCATCTATCGGAGTAGGTCTACCACCAGTTTCTACTTCCTTAATTTTTCTAACGTGTATATGTGACTGAGTCCAATCGGTAGGGTGTTGTACGTATCGGTGTATTACAATAAAGTCATCTGCTCTATTTACAAACTTACCACCACCTTCAACATCACTAGCTAATGGAGGAATAGGGTGTCCTACGTATTCGTGTCCTACAGGGTGCTTCCATCTGAGTGCCGCAGTATTTGCGTGAGTGTTTAACCAGATACTGATATTGTGTTTCTTGCAAAACATACGCATCTCAGTAGTGGCTAAATAATCATACTCGTGTCCCCCTAACTTACTCATCATTTCATCGTCCTTAGTTAATGAATTGTACGGATCTATTAATAACCCTTCGAACTTAAATTCCTTATTGTACGCTCTAGCAAACTCAAGAAGAGTACGATAGGTGTGCAAGGTATCATTACTAATAATTTTAAACCTTTCAGTAATATAATCAAAGTGCTTTTTAAAAGTTTCATCGTCAATTTTGTTTATTGGTTTCTGTTCTAAAAATTCTACTAGTTTTCTAACAATACTATGAGGTTCGTTTTCACTACTATACACTAACCACTTAATATTGTGTTTCTTAGCGTAGCATAACATCAAATAAAGGATCACTGTAGTTTTACCTACGTTAGCGTGTCCCAATACTACATTGAAGTTACCTCTCTTAAACCTTATGTACTGATCTATTCCATTAATATCTAATTTGAAACCTTCCTTTATATTGCCAGATCGTATGTCCTTTAAATAGTTGAAGGTCGTTTCAGTGTTTATAATCATTTGTTTGTTTGTTTATGAATCAAAAAAAAGGGGACAAAAGTCCCCCTGTATATTAGAACGGCATATCATCTAAACCCCTGTCTGGCTGATGCTGTCCCCCTGTCACTTGTTGTGTTTTAGGTTTCCAGTCGCTAAACTTACTATAAATTTTTGAAGGATCATTTTTACTCTTCAATATATCTACTGTAATAAAACCATTGTTACCTCTAGCAAACTCTTCCTTAGTTTTTAGGAATGCCTGTAACTCTTCTACTTTGATTGATAATTTACATACTACAAAACCTAGATCACTTGTCTTAGGTATAATGCTGTTTACGAACTCTGTTTGACTCATTGTTATTTATTTAAAAGATTATGAAATTCATTTGTATAATGTTCTGTTTCTAATAGGTCGATCTTACCTGCGGATATTAATTCAATAACACCCTTAAACGCCACTTGACGTAATATTGATTGCCCAGTATCATATTTAGGTTTGCTTGGTGCTTGTGATCCACCGCCTACAGATACTAACTTAGCTGTTTTGTATTTAGGATTACTAACATTGTATTCAATCTCTGATCCTACGTTAGCAGTAAATTTACCGAAAAAAGTAAACATACCATTTTTTTGTAATACAACCTTGAACTTAGGTGTTCCGTTGTAATCCCCATCTGGAGTTACCTTAACTACTATATCTCTCATACCTTATTGTAATTATTAAAGGTTACTTCTTTAGCAACTTCCAATTGTGCTTCCAGAAATTCTACTTTGTTGTTTAATCGTTTGACCTCATTTTGAAGAGCATCGATCCTTGCTCGTAAGTAATCACTCATAGTTTTTGAATTTTGTTTATAAATTAATTTGCAGGTAAGGTACTAATAAAATGTTAATAAAAAAAACATATACCAAAAAAAAAAGAGAGCAACTATAAGTTACCCCCCTTCTCTCATAAACAAAAAAACAAGTTACTTGTGATTATGTAACAAAGTCTTACCGCTAATTTAAACCTTTTTTTAGAACTTCTACCTTTTCTTTGTAAATATTTATTAAATCTAGCAAATCGTAGTCATACAACTTGAGCGTTTCTCTACTTAATTGATGGAGTTCTTCTGCCTTTTCCTGTCCTAACCATATACTATACTTGTATTGTTCTCCGTATCTAAACACGTTGCAGGATTTACACTGAACTTGACAATTATCTTCGTGCCATCTGGTGCTTAGGTGTTTACGTGACATAAAATGTCCGCAGTCCATACTCTTCCAGTGATCTTGCTTACCACACGTTACACACTCTACGTAGCCGTTTGCATTTGCATTTCGCATTCGTATGTAGTGACTAAATATCGTATCTAGTTTTTTAACAAGTCCTTTACGTGTAGGTTTTCTTGGCATTTATTCTCCCCTTAAAAGTAAACTACCGAATGACTCGTCTATTTTTTTAATATGCTTGTAAATATGTCTACTAGATACCTCAGCTGTGTATCGTTCCTGCTTTGTAGAATCAGTTCCTAAATTTGTATAGATCGTAGCGTTCAGTTCTAACAATGCGTCTATCTTTTTTCTGTTGCTATAAGACTTGTAATTTGCTATTTTATCCGCTTTTTCCCTGTACATAATGTTTATTTAGTGTATTTGTATATAAGTAAATTTTTAGTGCGTTAGAAACCCTTAAAATGCTTTTAGATATAAAAACATATACAATAGTATATCTAGTATATAGTATATATATATCTAGTATATACATACAATAGTATACTATACTATAGTATAATCATAAAAAATACTGTTAATAATTGGATTGACCAAATATAAAATGAATTATTTTTTTTGGACGTAGTCTTTCATCATTTTTTCGCCAGTACGTCCGATCACATAACCGCCTATACCTAACTGCAATAAATTCCAAAACTCATTTTCTAACTCTGGTATACGTAAGTTAAATAAAGGTGCTATAAATTTAACATATATCACAATGAATCCAAACGCCAACATTAAGATAGGACGCCAAGATCTCTGTAGCCAGTTACCCTTTGCTTCTGCGATTATAATATCGGTTTGCATTTTCTGTAGTTCCAATTCTTTTTCAATTAGAATCTGCTTAATAACGTTCTCTGCTTTTATCTTTTCTTCCTTAGACGTAAATAAATTGTCTAATCCTCCTAACAGATCCTTTATTACACTACCACCAAACCACTCAACTATTTTTTTCATTCCCAACGCAATTGAAATTGTACGAATAGTAAATATAAATCAAATTCGTAATAATTGAACTCTCCACCTTCTGGTACATAAAAACTCCACCCTAAGATAAGTCCACTAGGTATTCTATTGATTATACTAAACTCCCAATTTTCCATTTACTTGATTTAAGATCCACACGCTTCGCAGTCGTCTGGGTTATCGATGTTACAGGTTTCTGGCTGTTCACAATCTGTCAACATATCCACAAAATCCTCAAAACTATCTTCCATTATGATTCACTTATAAATTTATACTCTTCTTTAGCATCAAAACAAGGACACGCTTTACTGCTGAAATTATTATGCCCATATACAACTGACTTAGGATACAAACCTTTTAATTGACACAACAAGTCTTGTAACGAATCCTTTTGTGCTTCTGTTCGTGTATCTTTTGCAATCCACTTTCCGTTCTTACCTCTTTCTGCTTCAACTCCACCTACGTAAGATATACCAATGCTATCAAAATTATGACCTTTAGTATGTGCGCCAGTTTGTTCAATTGGTCTACCTTCTTGCACCTCTCCGTTTAGACTAATAACGAAATGATAGCCAATGTCCCTCCAACCTCTTTTCAAGTGCCACTTTCTAATAGTATCTACAGAAATTTCTTTGCCCTCTTGAGTAGCTGTACAATGAATTATTATTTTAGTTATAGATCTCAATCTTCTACCTTCAAAGATTCGTAGTCTAAACCATAGAAACTATGAATACCATTGCCATCTATATCAGCTACAGCATACGACTTCCAACCATAAGGGTGTGATGGCTCTACTAATTCAGTAACAGCGTCCTCGCCTTCTCCAGTTGTTTCGTACGTGTGTTGCCATAAAGCATCTACGTGCCATTTTACTGATAATACTGGTTCTTTAGTTACTTCGCCATCTTCGTCATACTCTCCTTCTTCTAGAACGATATGTCCTAAATGAACAACAGTGTGATCGTGCGTAGGATATTCGTTACCCTGTTCGTCAGTTTCTACACCAAGTCCTTGTACTTTAGTGTTTGCTTGTTCTTGTGAATCGAATGCGTATTTACCTATTCTCATTTTTATTTATTTTAACTTTTGGTTATAACTATTGGTTATTGTATGTATAGTTTTTTTAATTATCTTATCTTATTGTGTTTGTTATGTAAAGATTTACTCCTGTTTTTATTATAGATGTAATTGTTACACTTGTGTTAATGCAATTAGTTCTTGGTCTGTTAATGCGGTATTGTAAAGTTTTATTTCATTATAATTTATATTATTGTTTGGCGAAAAAATAAAATCATTAAAAGCAATATTGTTTATACCACTAAGAGTATGGCTTAAAGAACCATT